ACGAGCTCGGCGACACGGTCACCGATGACGACCTCAAGGGCGCAAACGTGCCCGCACTAATCGCCGGCGGCCATCTGACCGCAGACGAACCTAAGAAAAGCCGAAAGTCGGCACCAGAAGAAAGTGAGGCCGACTAAATGGCCGTGTTCAACCAAAACGACGTCCAGGTCACCGTCAACGCGGTCGACCTCACTGACCACGTCACCAGCGTCACGTTTACCACCAGCGCCGCCGAGCTCGATACAACGGCAATGGGCGACTCAAATATTACCCGCATCGGCGGTTTGCAGGATGGCAGCGTCAGCATCGAGTTTTTGCAGGATTTCGCTGCTTCTGAGGTGTACGCCACGATCGACGCGCTGCTCGGCACGACGACCACTGTCGAAGTCACGCCAACCTCAGGCGCATTGTCAGCAGAAAACCCGAAGAAGTCTGTTTCGTGCCTCGTCACCGAAACGCCGTTTATTGACGGCGGCGTCGCTGACCTCGCAACGATCTCGGTGACCTGGCCGATGAGCGGACCGGTAACGACCACTATCGCATAGCAGAAAGTGAGCACTCATGCTCGACGTGTCGATAACGACAAGACTGGAAGGCGAGGATGAGGCCATCCGCAGTAACCCAAACATGGGGACCCTGTTGCAGATGGAGCTCTATTTCAAGCTCGACAGCGGCATTGAAGCGTTGCAACGAATGAAAGTCGAACATCTGACGTGGCTGGCGTGGCAATGCCGGCGACGTGAGGGTATGACCGTTCCAACGTTCAGCAAGTTCTGCGATCAGCTTGTTGACATGGACTTCGAGACTGACAACGATCGCCCTTTAGCCGACGAGGGGCCGCCTACCAGCTAGCAGCGTTAGCCCTCGCCACGGGGCAACCGATCAGCGAGCTTGAGGCAGCCTCTCCGAAGGTCATACGGGCACTTCGGGCCATACTGGCCGAACAACAACGAGAGCGTGAGAAAGCCTCTAGGAGGCGCTGATGGCACAGCCAGCGATAAGAGTAGAGGGCGCACGCGAGACGAGGCGCGCGTTTCGCGAGATCGGCGACGATATGAGCGACTTGAAAGGCCTCCACAAACGCCTAGCCGACGACGTCGCTGGCACAGCCAAAACGAAAGTGCCAGTGCGGTCGGGTCGCCTCCAGCGATCTATTCGTGGATCAGGCACCAAAACCGCTGCGCGTGTACGTGCCGGCAACAACCGGAAAAGCGGCCCGACCTCGGTGCCATACGCTGGCCCGACCCATTTTGGCTGGGGCGCTCGAGGCATACGCCCGCAGCCTTTCATGTACGAAGCGCTCGACGATCGCCGCCAAGAAGTCGTCGACACGTACAACCGCGAAGTCCGAGAGATCATCCGGAAGGCGTTCTAGGATTACGTCATGGCTGCTGGAACTAGCGTTATCAACGTCGCGATTCTGGGCGACTCTCGCAAGTTCAAGAAAGCCGTCGGCGAAGCCAACGACAAGCTCGGCACGCTCAGCAGCAAAATAGGCACCGTTTCGACCAACGTCATAAAAGGCTTCGGTCTCATGGCGGGCGCTGCTGGCGGTCTCGCTGTTGTCGGCGGCAAACAGCTTTTCGATTTAGGCGAAGAACTGCTGGGACTTGACCAGAAGATCGGCACCGTGTTCTCGGGCCAGTCGCTCGAGCAGGTAACCGGCTGGGCCGACGAGGTAGCCGCCCGCATGGGCCTGACATCGACCCAAGCGGCCGGGCTTGCAGCGAACGCCGGCGACCTGCTGAAACCGATGGGTTTCACAGCCGATGAAGCCGCCAACATTGCCACCGAAGTCGTTGGGCTGTCGGGCGCATTGTCCGAATGGTCAGGCGGCCAGCGATCCGTTGAAGAAACCGCCGAAATCTTGCAGAAAGCGCTGCTCGGCGAACGCGACAGCCTCAAAACGCTTGGCATTTCGATCAATCAAGCCGAAGTCGACCAGCGTGCAATGAACATTGCGCAAGCCGACGGGCGCGACGCCATCACAGCGATGGACAAAGCCCTCGCCACCCAGCAGCTCATTCTTGAGAAATCAACCGACGCTCAAGCGGCCTACGCCGAGGGCGGCAACGACCTCACCGCAGCACAAAACAAGCTCAAAGCAGCAGTCGGCGAAGTCAAAGAAACGATGGCCCGCAAACTGCTGCCCGTGTTCGCTCGAGGCGCAGAAATCGCTGTCGAGCTGATCAACGTGTTCAACGAACGCGGCCTGGGCGGCGTCATCCGCAGCTTGGCTGACCGTTTCAAGGAAGCGTGGCCGCAAATCAAAGAACAGCTCGAAACGTGGGGCCGTGCCTTCGTCGAATGGATCAAAGACGTCGGGCCCAAGTTTCTCGTAGCGTTCGGCGAGTTTCTGGTTTCGTTCAACCGATGGTGGTACGGCACCGCAGTACCAAGAATTCTTGAGCAGCTCGCAGAATGGACCCGAGCCTTTCTTGACTGGGCCAAAGAAGTCGTGCCGCCGCTTATCAGCCGGCTCGGTGACCTAATCGCACAGTTTGCGAACTGGTTCTCAGAAGAGGGCCTAAACATGATCGTCACCAAACTTGCCGAATGGGCGGCAGCGTTTCTTGAGTGGATCGGGCCACTAATCCCGCCGGCGCTACGCGAGCTCGGCAAACTAGTCGCCTCGATCGCTGAATGGATGATAAACACGGGCCTCCCAAACCTGATCGACAACCTGCTCGAATGGACCGGCGCTTTCGTAAATTGGGTCGTTGACGTAGCGCCCGACCTGCTAAAGGCCCTCGGCACTCTCGTCGGCGACATCGGCCGATGGATCGTCACCGACGGACTAGACCTGCTGTTTGACCTCGGCAAAGAGCTCGGCAGCGGCCTCATCGACGGGCTTATCGACGCGCTCGGTGCAACGATCAGCGGCCTCGGGACAGTCGCCAAAGGCGTGGTCAACGCCATCATCGGCCTCATCAACACTCAAGTCATCGACAGAATAAACAACCTGCTCGAGTTTGAGATCGCAGGCTTTACAGTCAACCCGCCCGACATTGGACACATCACGGAACTGGCCGAGGGCGGTATTGTGACCAGCCCGACACTTGCGCTGATCGGCGAAGCCGGCCCCGAAGCGGTCGTTCCGTTGGATCGTGCCGGCAGTATGGGCGGCGGCATGAACGTAACCGTAAACATGCCGCCAGGGGCCGACGGTGCCGACGTCGTCGCAGCCTTGCAACGCTACGCACGAGCTCACGGCGGTTCGGTCCCGATCCTTACCGGGCAGCTCTGATGGCGTCGTGGGCTTGGGCGATTGACTTTCAACCGGTCGACAACGACGGCGGCCCAAACCCGGCTGCTGTGCCGATCGGTGACGTGCTCGGCGCTTCGGTCAGCTACGGCAAACGAGGCGACGCCCTGACGTATTCGGGCGGCACGATGACGCTTGAGCTCGACAACACGACCAGCGCGTACACGCCCGACGCCGGCGGCACTTACTCAAACGCACGGTTTCTCGGTGTTGAGGTCAAGCTTTACGCGAACGTGACTGGCGCAGGCGCACCTACTTGGACTTACGGCCCGCCCGCAGCGTTTACCGGCGTCGTTGCCGATATTCAGTACACGTTCAGCGACACCTATGAGGCCACTGTGACAGTGACAGTCGTAGACGCCCTCACGATGCTTGGCACGTTGGCGTTTCAGTCTGGGCTGTCGGTGTCGTCAGACACGACCGAAGCCGAGCTCGACGCCGTACTGACGGCTGCGACGACGATCAGCGCCCAGATAGACCAAAACGCCGTTGTCAACCCGTCAGGCGATGCTGGCGACACGCTCCAGGCCGTGACCAGCTACACAGGCACCGCTGGCGCGCTGCTCACGACGATCGAGCACAGCAACGGCGGCGACGTCTACGTCAGGCACGGGCTACCCGTAGACGGCACGACGCCGTACAACTCGGTCACGTTCCGCTCGAGAGGTCAGGTTCCGATCAGCGAAGCCGTCACCGGCGTCAACGAACTTACCGCGCTGAACTTGTGGGATGCACGCCTCGCGACCTCAGGCACCGAGCCGCACTATTTCCAAACGGTCGATTTCGCCACGGGCACAACCTCAAGTTATTCGCAAGCGGCGTTTACGTCGGTCGGCGGCACCGAACAAACCGCCGCTGCCAATATCGCAGCGTTCGGTGCTCGCAACATTTCGCGCAGCGGGCTGCTGTGCACGACTGACGCCCGCACCCTGTCCGTCGCCGAGTCGTTCTTGAACCAGTACGGCACCGATGGCGTACCGCCGCTAAACGTCCGCAACATCGGCATGCAGCCGATCGTCGAGGGCGACAACGACGGCTGGCAACTTGTCAAATACAGCGTCGGCGACAGTTGCACGCTCAGTTTGCGGCCCGAGGGCTCCACAGCCACGCTCAAGTTCGACGGCGTCGTTTCGGGCATCGGCTGGCAAATCTCACCAAACTCGTCGAAGTTGTCAGTGCAGCTCGAGGACGGCGTGCAAACCGTGTCGTTCATTCTCAACAGCGCAACGTTCGGAGTGCTCGACCAGAACAGACTAGGATATTAGGGCTATGGGTTCCGGTTTTAAGACGTTCACTTCTGGAAGTGTGCTTTCTGCTGCCGACGTGCAGGGCTACCTTCAGGACCAGGCCGTCATGTATTTCGCGAACGCTACGGCACGCGACGCTGCGGTGACGTCACCGACCGAGGGCATGGCCTGCTACTTGGCCGACACGAACTATTTGCAGCTTTATGACGGCAGCGCTTGGCAGAACGTCATTTCGACCTCAGGTATCCCAGCCGGCGGCGGGCAGAAACAGCTCGTCACGTTCACCAGTTCGGGCACGTTCACGAAAGCCAGTTACTCGAGCTATTCGCAGGCCGAGATTACGGTTGTGGGCGGCGGCGGCGCAGGCGGCGGCGCATCCGGCATCACCTCCGAGGATTTGTCAATGGGTTCTGGTGGCGGCGCAGGCGGCACAGCCGTCGTTGTCGTGGCGTTGTCAGCCCTGGGCGCATCTGAAACAGTAACTGTCGGTGCGGGTGGCACCGGCGTAGCTGCGGATGACGGCGGCAATGGCGGCAGTACGTCGTTCGGGTCGCACGCAGTCGCCACCGGCGGCACTGGCGGCCAGCATCAGCCCTACAGCATTAGCAGGCGAGGTCAAGGCAAACCGGGCGGCACCGGCGGCATCGGCACCACCGGCACGCTGCTCATGCAAGGCGGCGCAGGCGGTATTTCCCAGCTCAACGACAACGACAACGGCTGGTCGGGCGGCGGCGGCCTGTCGTCGTTCGGCGGCAGCGGCTACTCCGCTGTCGTCCAAACCAGCGCTTTGAGCCACACCGGCGCTGATGGTCCCGTGCCGGGCGCAGGCGGCGACGGCTCCGCAGCCTGGGATCAGGCCGTTTCAACCGACCTTGCTGGCGGCGACGGTGCCGATGGCATCGTGGTCGTGAAATTGACGTAGGAGCTTGCAATGGCCGAACCGATTGACTTGACCTCAAGCTACGACGAACCACCAGTGAGCGACGCCGACTGGCAGAAACGAATGCGGTTTGCCCGCAATCTGCTGCTAAGCGACTGCGACTGGACGCACCTCACCGACGCTGTCGTCCCCGATCAGGCCGCTTGGGCGACCTACCGGCAAGCGCTGCGTGATGCGCCGGCATCGTGGACGCCCGGCCCAACGTGGACGCCACCCGACCCGCCCGCATAGGACAAGCTCATGCTGCAACGGATCAAAACGTACCCGGCACGCCTCCAAGCCGTCGTGGTCGCCGCTGTCGCCCTCGGCACGTCGCTCGGCGCTGACATCTCAGCCGAAGCAACCGGAGCCATAGCAACGTTCTCAGCGGCTGTCATCGCCCTGTTCCTCGAGGGTCCACGCAAACAGTGAACGTGATCCCGTTTGACGATTGGACGGGCCGAGGCCGCTGGGGGCCGACGCTACGCCGCCCGAACCCTTCCGCTGCGCTCGTCGTGCATCACACTGTCACACCGACGTCAGCGAATCCGATACGTGACGCCCTACGCGTCGAAGAAGTAATTTGGGCGCGCCGGTTCTCCGCAAAGTTTACGTCAGTACCGTACGGCTGGCTGTTACATCCCGACGGCACACTGTTCACGTCAAGAGGCACGATCTACCGCAACGGCGCAAACCGGGCGACACGTGCCGGCGCAACGCTGTCAAACCGAAACACTATGAGCGTCGCCCTGATCGGCAACTACGAAAAACAGTCGGTAACGATCCAACAGCGCCGAGCGTTTGACACGTTACGCACCGAGCTCGCCAACCTCGGTTTCCTGACGAACCGTGCCAACGTCGTCGGGCACCGTGCACTATCGTTCACAGCGTGCCCAGGAAACGCCTTGGCGCAGCTCATCGAACCCGACCCGATCATTGATAGCGGGGAACATATGGAAACGCTGTACAGCAACACGTCCGGCGAAGCGTGGGTAACCGCCGGCAACAAAGCCCGCAAAATTGGCGACGTGAATACGTGGCTGCGCACGTTTGACGGGCCGGTAGTGCGCGCCGACAACATGGAACACGTCGTAGCTGACCTTTATGAGCTCATCGGCTAGCGCGGCTGGCTGTGGCAAACTGGACAACATGGAAGCGAAAATCGCTCACCTCGAGGCACGGGTCGACGGCCACGACGAGGACATTCGCCGGCTTGTCGCCAACGACGACCGCCTGTTTGACCGCCTCGATCGCCAATATCAGTGGATTCTGGGCCTACTGGTCGCGATCCTTGTCGCAGCCGTCTCGACTCTCATCGGCGTAGTGATCTAGGAGAAGCATGGCGCTCGCAGGCAAATACAACATGACGATCGACCAGGGCGCAACGCTGTCACAGCTTTGGACGTACAAAGACTCCACGGGCACCCTTATCAACTTGACCGGCTACACGTCGGCCATGCAGGTACGCGAAACGTTCGCGTCAGCAGCAACAATTCTCGACCTGACAACCGAGAACGGCGGCATCACGCTCGGCGGCGCAGCCGGCACGATCACGCTAGCTATCTCAGCTGCAACGTCGGCAGCGATCGACGCCGGCCAATACATCTATGACCTCGAGCTCGTAAACGGCGCTGTCGTTGAGCGGCTCGTAGAAGGAACGTTCACCGTAAGAGCCGAGGTAACCCGATGACCAACACAGTCACGATCACCGAACAGAACAACACAGTCAGCATTGTTGAGGACGCTCCCGTGGTGACCGCTGACCCGTGGTACCAAAATCTGAAAACGGTGCCGACATCGTCTGGCTCGGCAACGGTGACCGCAGGCGGCACGTCGCACACCAAAGGCGCGTGGACCGAAATCATTTCGTCCAACGCTGCGGAAACTTCTGCGCTCATGTTTAGGGTGACAAATGTCTATCAGTCAGCTACGAACACGGCGACGCTTATCGACGTTGCAGTGGGTGCAGCCGGTTCCGAAGTCGCTTACGCCGAGAATATTGCTGTCGGCGGCGCGTTGGACATCGTTTTCGTGTTACCGGTCAGAGTTGCTGCGTCTGCGCGTATCGCTGTTCGGAGTCAAGCAATTATTGCGAGCGACACCGCCACGGTCGCAATCGACAGTTTCGCAATGGGCGACGCCACAACCGTCGGCACAACGTTCGACGTTTTGGGAACGAGCACAGCAACTTCCGCAGGCACCAACACCTCGACTTCATACACCGAAATCGTTGCGTCAACATCACAGGAATACGCAGCCATCGTTCTCGTCGAATCGTTCTCAGCATCGAATGGCGGCAATGAGGAGCAAACGCTACAAGTTGCGATCGGTGCATCTGGCGTTGAAACCGATATCGCGCGCAAATACGTTCAACTAAGCACGAATGAATACATCACCACGAAACCGGCATCCCAGTCGGTGACGCAGGTTTCAGTACCAGCAGGAAGCCGCCTATCAGTCAAACGTGACAGCGGTATCCGAACAAGTTCCGTGACTATTATCGGAGTACCTGCATGAGCTGCTCACTGGTCTATTTTACCGACACTGGCGAAGCCGACTCGATCGGCACAGTGCTTGCTGATCCGATGCCGCCCGAGTTCACCGTACGGCAACTAACCGACGAGGAAGAAACCGGGCTGCTTGAGGGCCGCCTCATGTGGGACGCAGCCACGCTGTCGTTCGTCGAAAACCCGAACTGGCCGCCGGAACCGTGGCCGCCCTGGCCGCCCGAGTAGCCGACATTCCCACACCTGACACACAGTCCTGGTATTGTGTGCACCATGACTGGAAAACAACTACAACAGCTAGCCAAGCCGTTCCCCGACTCGCTCATCGAGCGAGCACCAGGCGGTTTCGGCGACTACGTCAAATGGTCCGTAAAGGTCGAGAAACTACTGGCGACAGTAGGCCCGTTCACTTGGGAGCTCGTACGGGAGATCACCGACCCGGACGGCACGATCACCGGAGTGGTGGGCCGCCTCACTGTTGAGGTTGACGGCCGCCTCGTTTCGGTAGACGGTGCCGGCGACGTAGAACGCCCAGACATCCTAAGCAACAACGGCACCCGCCTCAAACACGCCGAATCGGACGCCATCGGGCGCGCCGCCTCCAAACTCGGCGTGGCACTTTCGCTGTGGTCGCAGTCCCGCTATCGGCTAAACCACGCCCTGAACCGTCAAGAGGCCGCCGATGTCTAACTTGTGCCACGAGTGCGGCCAGGCACCGAGCGAAGGCCACCGCCGCTGGTGCGGCAACTACCACCCGGCCGTCATCTACCACAACACGACGCCTCGAGCCCGCAACACCGACCCGAGCACGTCGCACCAAGCGGCTGCCACCGTGACCGGCGTGACCGAAACGCAGCAGCGCATTCTCGAGGCGTACCGGGCAAATGGCGCAATGTCCGACGAAGAACT